GAGGATTGCCCGTCAGCTATTCGCCTTCATCAACCGTGAGGGCAAGCAACTGATGCGCTCGAACAACTGGCCGGTGCTGCTGAAGGAACACACCTTCAATACCGTCAATGGCACGCAGAGTTACGATCTGCCGACTGACTATGATCGCTCTGTGGGCAGCACCATGTACAACCGCACCGATCTGGATCAGATGGTCGGGCCTATCACGCCGCAGCAGTTCCAGCAGGATCGCTATGGCACAGCCAGCGCAGGCATCACGCAAAAGTTCCGCTTCAAGCCGTCAAGCAATGTCCTTAAGTTTGACATCACGCCAACACCAACATCAGCCGAAGCTATTGGCTTTGAGTATGTCAGCAGTCACTGGAATCAAAGCAGCGGCGGCACCTCACAGGCCGCTATGGCAGCAGACACAGATGTCGGCATCCTAGATGAAACACTGATTGAGATGGGCGTCACCTGGCGGTTCAAGCAGAACCACGGCCTGACATATGATGAGGATTTCAGGCAGTACCAGCTTGAACTGCGCCAAGCCATCAGCCGCGCTGGCGGTGCGCCGGTCATCAGCCTGGATGACGCCAGACGCCTGCTTGTCAGCCCTTATTCTTACAATCTGCCTGATAGTGGATACGGGGCCGTCTGATGCTGCAAGCACTGCCGACATCAAGAGGCTACCGCGTTAAGGCGGTCAGCGTGCCAGCCCCTGTGGGCGGTTTGAACAGCCGTGACAGTATTGATGCGATGTCACCGACAGACGCGCTGATCATGTCCAACTTTTTTCCGACTGTGGAGAAAGTCACCCTGCGCGACGGATACACCAGTTTTTGTACAGGGATTGGCACCGGCAATGTTGAAACACTGGTGGAGCACAATGCTGGCGCAAACCGGCAGCTTCTGGCAATTGGCAGCAACGGCACGCTGTACCAGATCGACAGCGGGACAGCCGTCAGCAAGAAAACCGGCCTTGCCAACGGCAGGGCAGAAAGCATTGAGTTCAACAACAACACCATCTTTGTGCCGTCAGGGGCGAACGTGCCTTTTAGCTGGGACGGGTCAAGCGCCAGTGATTTGTCGATCACGCTGTCTGATAGCGTCAACGCCAACACGCTGACCGGCGTTCACGCGCATAAAAACCGCGTCTATTACTGGACAGGCACCAGTCAGAACTTTTACCACAGCGCCACTGTGGACACCTTTCAAGGAAACTTTACCAAGTTCCCTGTCGGCTTGGTCGGCACATTCGGCGGCAACATCATAATGATCAACACGCTCACCATTGATGGCGGTGAGGGCGTTGATGATCTGCTGTGCATCATAATGACATCGGGCGAGGTGCTGCTGTATTCAGGATCAAACCCTGCCAGTGATTTCAGCCTGGTTGGTACGTTCCGGATTGCAGAGCCGATAAATGAAAAACGCGCCATTGCCAAGCTGGGCGGCGATGTCATCGTGATGACCAAAGAGGGCTATCTGCCTTTGAGCCAGGTTGTGCGCCAAGACATCGTTGGCAACAAGGCAGCGGCCATATCAGAGAAGATACGCGGCACCGTCATCAGCCAGGTCAAGGCCACCGGCACATCAACCGGCTGGCAAGTCTTTGTCAGTCCTGACGGCGACAAGGTCTATTTTAACTATCCGACTGATGACGTTGATCCTTTCAACCAGCATGTGTTCAACCCGATCATCAGGGCGTGGTGCATTTTTGAGAACATACCAGCCCATGTCTGGGGCCAGTTCAACGGCGATACGTTTTTCGGCAGCGCGTCTGGTGTTGTTTTTAAGGTGACTGGTGATGCTGATAATGGCGAAAACATTGTTGGTGATTTGGCTACGGCCTATAATTATTTTGGCGACAGAGGCGGTGTAAAGCGCTTCAGCAGCGTGCAGCCAATGCTTGAGGGCGAAACAGACGTTGTGTTCAGTTTCGGCGTTGGCGTTGATCAAGCGCCTGTAGCGGCCATTGATGTCTCGCCCGTTACCTTTCAGTCAAATCTGGCGGCGTGGGATACCGCCACTTATGATGATTTTTTCTGGGCTGATACGGCTGGCGCTGGCGTTACCAAGCGGCGCAAGGCTGTCAACCGGCTAGGCTACTCAAGTGCATTGCGGATCAAGGTTGCAACCAGCACGCAGACAATCTCCTTCATCAGCGCTCACTATACATTTGCACCAGGGGGGCCACTCTAATGGCATTTTCCGGCGGTACGTTTTCACGCACATTTGACTGCACGACAGACAGAGATAATGGCGTCAAAATCCTTGCATCCAAGTTTGACACAGAACTTGATGGCTTTGCGACTGGCCTGTCCACTTGCATCCTGAAAGACGGCACACAGACTTGCACAGCGGCAATCCCGTTTGCAGAGGGTCTGACTGTACCTGACAACAAGACCATCGTGCTTGGTACAAACAGCGACATCACCATTCAGTATGATGAAAGCACCAATGACAGCCTTGAGATTGCAGCCAACGTAGAGGGCGCAGCGCTTGGCATCGTGCTGAAGGCTGACCAAGGCGATGACAACGCAGACCAGCACAAACTCAACATTGCTGACGGCGGTGTGCTGACACTGGGCAGCAAAATCAGCGGCAGCTTTGTCAACTACCTCACACACACGCCCAACAGCACTGTGGCCAGTAGCACAACGGCTGTTGCAGGCAATCTAACAGTCGGCGGTGATCTGACACTGGGGTCAGGTGCTGTCATCAGCGAGGCTGAACTAGAGGCCATTGACGGCGTCACAGCAGGCACTGTAACGGCATCCAAGGCTGTGATCGTTGACAGTAATAAGGACATTGCCAGCTTTCGCAACGTGACGCTGACAGGCGAACTTGATGCCGGTAGCCTAGACATCAGCGGTGATGCTGACATTGATGGCACGCTTGAAGCAGATGCCATGACGCTGAATGGCACGGCCATCACAGCGACTGCCACGCTCAACACAGGCATATCTAACAACAACGTGCCAAAGTTCACGAGCGGCGTGGTAGATGATGATTTCCTGCGCGTGGCTGGCACGGCCATTGAAGGTCGGTCTGCGTCAGAGGTGCTTTCTGATATTGGCGCAGCACCGGCTGCTGGTAGTTCAAACATCGTCACGACTGGCGCACTGAACAGCGGTAGCATCACCAGCGGCTTTGGAAGCATTGATAATGGTTCTAGCGCAATCACCACCACAGGCGTCATTACTGGCGGCAGCCTTGATATTAATGGTGCCGCAAACATCAACTCTGGCACAACAGATAATGCACTTACAGTTGTTTCAACCGATGCTGGCGTCAATATTGTACTCACTGACAATACAACCTCAATGGCAGTTGGAAACAGTGCTGGTACTTTCCAGCTGTACGGGGATACAAGCAGTTTTCCAAAACTCATAAGCGCATCAAATTCAGCAGTTGTCATCAATGAAGACAGCAACGACACCGACTTCCGTGTTGAGTCCAACGGCAACGCCAATATGCTGTTTGTAGATGCGGGAAATGATAGGGTTGGTATTGGGACTACGGGGCCGACTCGCCTATTATCATTAAACTCAAGCAACGCATCTATTGACTTTAGCAACGGCACTTGGACAAACGAGATTATCAACAGTGCTGGTCAGATGGAGTTTCGTGCTGACCACACAAATGCGGCTGCTGCATCTTTGATTTCGTTTAGTGTGGACGGTTCCGAAGCAATGCGCATCAATAGCAGCAACACCGTGATGGTGGGGCGAACTGCAACAGGCTACTCAAATACCGGCTCACAGTTTACCGCATCCGGCGCACAAAACATCTTTGTTGCAGATGGAGACTATGCTCTTGGGCTAGGTCGCAATAGTTCGGACGGAACCATTCAAGAATTTCGCAAAGACGGCACCACTGTGGGGGTGATTAGCGTTTTTGGCGCAGATATGTACATCGGAACAGACGATGCAGGGCTAACCTTCAATAATTCCGTTGACCTGATTGCGCCAGTAAATCCAACAACAGGTGCGACGAGGGACAACGCGATTGACTTGGGTGCATCAAATGCTCGTTTTAAAGACCTTTACCTCTCCGGCACTGCCTATGTCGATACGGCTGTCGAAATACGCGCTGGCCTCCCTTTAAAGCTGCAAAACGTCGCTGGTAATGGGTTTGCAACGATTCAAAATGCGGGTGCTGGCACTAACACAGATTTAAGTTTCAACACGGCTGGCTCCGAAGCAATGCGCATCACAAACGGCGGGTCGGTGGGAATCGGGACGGCTAACATTACTACAGGAACACTAGGCTCTTCTAATAGGTTTCTCGAAGCTTCTGCAGGAACGGCAAATGGCTCAGGAACTTTAGTTTTATCTCGTGATACAAGTGCTAATGACCAAGAGATTGGTGGTATAAGATTTGCAAATCAAAACAACTCTACTGATGGAAGTAACAACAACACAGGAAAACTTGTTGCAGCGATTTCTGGTCGTTCAGTGACGACAGATAGCAATGCAGGAGATGACAGTGGTGGTGTTTTAGTATTTAACACCAAACCTGAAACAGGAACTTTAGCAGAACGCATGCGCGTTGACGGCGCAAACTTGCTGGTGGGGACTACTAACGCAACAGGAGATGGCGGCGGGTTAGAATTAAGAGGCAACACTCAAAACGGTGGATTTGTTCAAATTAAAAAAACAAGTTCGTCAAGCAGCGGTGATAAATTTATGCAGTTTGCTCGTAATGGCAGTGTTATTGGTAGCGTAAGTATGAATGGTACAACAGCAGTTACCTACGCTACATCCTCTGACCACCGCCTAAAAGAAGCAGTTGTGGACATGACCGGCGCAATAGACCGTGTCAAAGCACTGGCACCAAAGCGGTTTAACTTCATCGCAGACCCTGACATCACTGTTGACGGCTTCCTTGCACACGAGGCACAGGCTGTCGTACCGGAAGCTATCACCGGCACACACAACGAAGTCGAAACTTGGACACAGCAAGAGATTGATGATGGCGATGCGCCTGACGGCACTTCTGTTGGCGATAACAAGCTAGACGGAGACGGCAACACTATTCCTGTCATGCAGGGCATCGACCAGAGCAAGCTGGTGCCGCTGCTGACCGGCGCATTGCAACAAGCCATCGCCAAGATTGAAACCCTTGAGACGCAACGGGCCGACCTTGAGACACGACTTACCGCACTTGAAGGAGCATAAACAAATGGCAAACACATACACTTGGAACTTTAGATTCGACGTATGCAATCAGCCGCAAAATCAGCATGACGACGTGATTTCAACAATTCATTGGCGCGTCACAGCCGTCAGCGACAGCGAGACAAACGCAGAAGGCCAGCCGCTGTCTGTGTCGGCATACGGCACCGCTGGTTTGGAGACACCGGAAGCTGATGACCCTGACTTTGTTGCATTTGACAGCGTTACAAAGGACTGGGCCAAGACCAAGACGCTTGAGTCACTCAGCAAGACCGAAGCTGAAATGCAGACGCTGCTTGATGACCAAATGACCGCGCTGGCTAACCCGCCAATGCGTCAGGCCGTACCGGCTGGTTGGTAATGTCTAAGCCTACCGTTACATCTGTAAAGTCTCAGATTGACACGCATGAGGCCGTGTGCGCTGAGCGTTGGAAAGAAACCATCCTGCGGATCAAGCGCATTGAACACATTATGATTGGCACGGCTGGCACCACTATCGTTCTTCTTGTAGGCGTACTGCTGGGGCAGTGATCACAGTCTTTGTTCTGATGGTATACATCGGCTTGGGCGATAACCAAAAACTACACTCCGACAAAATGATATTTCGCAGCCTTGTGGACTGCCAGTGGTATGCCGCGCGCATGGTTCGTGTTTACGGCAACTACGGTTACACGCGGCCTGGGACAGAGAAGATCACGGCATATTGCCTGCCTGTCGAAATGGCAGAGGACACTGAAGAAAGGCTGTACTGATGATTGATCCCATTACAGCATTCAGCGCCGTTAGCGCTGCCAGTGGGGCGATTTCAAGCGCCATAAAGGCGGGAAAGGATTTGTCTGCATTAGCAGGGCCAATTTCAAAATACGCCAAGGCTGAAGCTGAACTGCAATTTGGTGCAACACGAAAAAAGAACGGTATATTTTCTAAAATGTCAGGGGCTGAACAGGCTGGGATTGACGAATTTTTTAGGAAACAAGAACTTGATAACATGCGTAAGGAATTGCGGTCACTTTTTAATGTCTACGGCAAACACGGCCAGTGGGAGCAACTCCAAGCTGAAATAGCCAGACAAAGGGCTTTGCAAAAGCAAGAATTGGAGCGCCGCGCAAAGATGCGTGACGCGCTAATACTTCC